GGCGTCGTCGGAGCGTCCGGGTCGGCGGGGTTGCGGAAGTCCAGCTTGCCCCCGCTGGGCGGCGTCCACTTGCGGGCGTGCCGCACTTCGATACGTTCCCCGGTGCGTGTGACCGCTACAATGCCGAAACAGTCGCTGGTGGTTGCGGCGTCCAGCGCGACGACCATACTCTGATACGGCGTGATCGGCGGTACGTCACCCCGGCAGGCGTCCCACCATTCGATAGGCACAAATGGCGCGGTACTCGTCCCCCACTCGTTCTGATGCACGCGGGCAAACTCTGACGGCGTCAGGCTGGCCGCTTCCTGTGCGTAGTACGAGGGTGTCTGCCACGGCAGGTTTGGTTTCGTGTTCCACAGCGCGAATAGGCGCGCCGGATCATGGGCGTACATTTCAAGGTCAGCGTCGATCACCCGCCCGCCCTTGACCGCTGCCGTGTACAGTTGTTCGAGGATCGGTGACTCACCCGAATACCCGGCGTAGCTTTCACACCAGCGGATCGACTTGCCGTACTTTGTCGGCGAGAGTGTGCTTTCCGTCCACATCTGCTGATGCTTCTGTGACTTCCAGCCCCATAACTCGGTGTACAGCACGAGGTCATCGTTGCCGCCCGCCTCACCTGTCGGATCGACCGGGATGGCTTCGATCACGCTGTCATTCGGGAGGAATATCTTGTAGCCCGTCACCCGGATCGCGTCGCGCCAGTCGGGGCGCAGCAGTACCGCCCGCCGCATGTACTCATACGTGCGGCTCTCGGCTTGCTTTAAGTCATTGCCGAGTACCTTGATGCTGCTAAACGGCTTGCGCCATGCGAACCACATGCCGACCGCCGCCGCTATCGAGGACTTAGCCGACTTCTTGATCGCACTCCACAGCACAGTGGAATAGACGAAATTACCGTCGGCATCCGTGCGTAACGCCTCAGTGAGCGGCGCGGCCTGTGATGGGTACAGTTCGATGGGCGCGTTCGTTTCGGGGATGTAGAAATTAGCGCGTATCCACGCGACCGGATCGGCTAGGGTGTCCGCGCCGTCAAGACATCTATCAGCAGGCTTAGTGATCCGTCGCTGGACTATCCGCCGCGCTAAGTTCTGAGATAATGTCATTGAACAAGTCCCCCGCGCTCGTGCCGTGTGCGGCGGCTAGTTGTTCGATCTGCTTGACCATCGGCACATAACGCATGTCAATTTCGAGGCGTTCGGTATAGCCGCGATCTTTCGCTTGCGTCTTGAGAAAGAAGATCGCCGCCGTCGTATCACCGCGCATGATGCTGTCATACAACTTGAGTTCGACAGCATCCACCATCACGGCGCGGGCGTCCACTTGCGCCTGTGCAACTGTCGGGTAATTCTTGATATAGCGCCGGATAGTGTTGTAATCGCAATGCAGCATCTGCGCCGCAAGCGTGATCATGCCGCGTGTTTGCGTGAGTGCGCTTGCCACCTGTTCGGCGCTGAATTTTTCAGTTCGCACCCTTTTATGCCTTTGAATAAATGGACTAAAAGCGCCCGGATCGGATTTGCACCGTCGGCTCTATGTTGGAACATAGCATGTTACTGCTACACCACGGGCGCGCGTTTACTACGGGGTCGGTTCACGTTTCGGGTACGGTTGCGCTAATGGTTGGATGCGCGTTCGCATGTCATCGTCTAGCGGGTACAGATACTTGTGCTTACCAAGTGTTTTGCGTTTTGGCAGATTGCTATAATCGTTTATCTTACGAACGCTGCCAAACGCTCCTGATGTGACTTCTCGATTATGCTTCCATCGCCCCTCGTGGTAAAACTCAATACTCCCCTGCCCGCGTCCGACATATCCAGTTCATAGCCTGATAAATGCCGCCGTGATGCCCTTCTTCGCTGTCGGCATAGCTTACTACCAGGCGAAGACCGGGCGATGCCTTACGCAGCAACTTCATTGCAATTGCGCCAATTCTGCTGACAGGTGATTGATGTTTATGGAGCGCAACGCGGACAAGTTCGCAGACCTCAATCTGAGTTAAACCGTATTCAATACCGATTGCGTTGTTTGCGCCGCGCGCAAATAGAACGCATCCAATGAATTGCTTATCTTCCCACGCTCCCACACGAACAATTTTACCTACAGGCATACGCTGCGAGTAATGCCACTTCTCTACCGCATACTTCGCCGCCTCATGTGAACACCAGTCAAGCTTTAGCTCTACCTTGCTCATGACGGCGTGAACTCCTGCCCGCAATGCGGACATGTGATCGGCGCTTTCTGATCGAGGCGCGGCTGTTCATCGATGTTCACCGCGTCGAAGTCCGGCGGTACAACGCCTGTCTCTTGACCGAGATTAGCTAACAGTTGCTGTATGCTCTCATTGTCGCTGTTGACCTGCTCTAACAGGATGCGCGTTTGCTCGGTATCGTAAGCGGCCAGCGACGTGATCCAATCGAACGACGCGAGGATGAGCTTTTCTTCGTCCTCAGTGAGATCGACGTAATCGACGGGAACTTTGACGCCCTTCGTAATCGCCAGCGCTACGCGCAAATGCCCGTCCACGACGTGACCCGTGTTCTGGTTCACAATGACGCGCTGTACCCACCCTATCGTGTCAAGAACGCCCGTTAGCGCGTCCTGTTGAAACTTCGGATGGATGCGGGCATTGAACGGGTTCGCGAGGAGTTGATCCGCGTCTTCTTCACCCGTGCCTACAATGCGATTCTGCCAGTCTGCCATGTCACCCCGCCGCCGCTAACTCATCGACAAACCCGATCCGCCGCAAACAAAACGCCCGCGCTTTCGGGGCGGGCTGCCGGGTGTGTTTCTACGGACAGGGTATAAGTAGCCGCGCGGAGTCACACCATTCACGCGATGCAATGTGCCGGAGTCGAACCGACATGCCGCTGCTGTATGAGGCAGAAGCAGCGCCGACCATCGCTAGAATTCGTTTACTTTGCCCCACCACGTAAAGTCGGGCGCAAACTCAACAACATCTAAAGTGTGCTGACTAACGCCAACATAACACCAGCTTGACGCCGGATCATCGGCGACAAGGTTGCCGCGTTCGGTTCGGGTGAATGCGGTTGCAGGCAGCGTCGTCGCTTCAATGGCTTTATTCTCAGTGGAGAATACGCCGATCTGTGCATACGAGTCGTATTCAACTTTGTACGCAATATAGACGATCACCGTTTGCCCCCCAATTGCTGCATGTGTCGAATTTTCAGTTGTTTACAAAAAGAAATCCCCTTTCCCGGCATCGTAGTACGAGGAAAGAGGATCAACCCTTGAGACAGACAACGCTAGGAGTAACCATCTCCCGTGCGCACAAGTATCATAGCATCACACGGGAAAACTGTCACCTATTTTGAGGTGAAAAGTTAGTACATGCGTTCTAACTCAGTCTCGCGTATGCGGCGCTACGTTATACACGCGCTTGTTAAAGTCGGATAGCTCAAATTTTTCACCGTCGTTCACCGTCTCTGATCGTTCGCATTCACGAGCGCACCATTTGTTATGGCGTTCGGCTGGTGTCTGCGGCTTCGCCTGATCGCCTTCATACGTGCCGGGGTCAGCGGGGGATTCTCCGAGTTCGTGATCGGCAAGGTAAACACTGTTATCGAGATCGATGTTTTCATCGTCTGGAAAGTGCTGCCTATTTTCCAATGGATAGACAGTCAGCGTAGGGTCGTCTAGAAAAATCTGCGGGCGGTTGCTGATGCCCCACGCCTTACCACACTTGCCATCACAAACGAGAATACACGGTTGTCCAAACATTCGAATTGCGGTTGCAATCATTGTCTTTCCCCCTACGCCGTCTGTCGGTCGTGATAGTCCTTCACGTCGCGCCCTACCCGCGCCCGGTAACGGCGCGCGTCGAGCGCCTTCTTGCAGTCCCGGCATATGTAGCTTTTGCCCGAATGCGTGCGCGGGTCGCTGGCAAATTGATCCTCGAATTTCCAATAGTCGCACTCGGAACACCAGCGCTTGCCGGGTTCGGGCGCATGAATGCGAACGGTGAACACGTCGCGGCGGTACAGCGCTTCGAGCATGGCGTCGGTGGGCTGGGCGAGGCGTGGATCGCGGCGAAATGACCGGGACGCGCTGACCATCACGCCGTCGACGGAGATCGCGCCGTCGGACAGGACAACGATACTGTCGTCAAAGGCGTTCATGGTGTC